AAGGTAGGCGGTGAAACGGGCATAGATATTTTCCCAAGAGGTAGCGATAAGTCGCAGATACTAAGAGATTTTGATCCAAAAAATGATATACTGCATTTCTTTGGCGATGCAATGCATCCAGAAGGAAATGATTATCCATTAAAGAAAGTAATCATTGACAACGACCTCGGACACTGCTATAATGTAAGAGACTATAAAGAAACTTGGAAGATATTAAAAGAAGAATTTGAATGGATGATTTAAAATTTATGACAGCGGGTGATTTTATTACAGGTCAACAAGAAATACATCGCATAGGATTTGCCTGCAAATACATGCACCCGGATCAAACGCAGAAGAAGAAACTGCTAGAAGAAATTCAGCGTCCACTTAATACACGTTCGACCACAGTTAGATGGTTAAATAATCAGACAAAGGAAGTTGCTGAGCAACGACTTTGGGATATTATGGTTCACAATATACAATCATATATGAACCTTATCAATTACGTTGGAGAATTACCTAATGATCTTAGAATGGTTAGGTTGGGCAGTGATGTCCTTCCTGTTTATACTCAGCACGAGTGGAGTTATTTTTGGCGCAAGCCTGACGTGGTCGATTATTGCGAGAAAAACTTTGCCCGTGTCGGAGATAGAGCAAGGGACCTTGATGTTAGGGTTAGTATGCATCCTGGGCAATTTACTGTTCTTGCTAGTGATAATCCAGGGATTGTTGAGAGGAGCATAGAAGAATTTGAATATCACACCGATGTCTTCCGCTGGATGGGATACGGCAAGTCCTTCCAAGATGCAAAATGTAATGTCCACATATCAGGCAGGCAAGGTCCAGCCGGTATACAAGCAGTCCTCCCAAGATTATCTCAAGAGGCGCGAAACATTATTACGATCGAGAACGACGAAATGTCGTGGGGTATTGACGCAAGCCTCGAACTTGCAAACGACCTCGCCCTCGTTCTTGACATACACCATCACTGGGTCGCTAGTGGTGAATACATTCAACCCACCGACGATAGATTTCTACGCATAGTAGATAGTTGGCGTGGTGTGCGTCCTGTGATACATTACAGCGTATCACGTGAAGATCTACTTGTAGGTCACAATCCAAACACTTTACCTAATATGGAGGAATTACTTGAACAAGGATTCAAAAAACAGAAACTACGTGCTCATAGTGACTTTATGTGGAATGGGGCTGTTAACGATTGGGCTTTGTCTTTCCGTGACTCCGCAGATATAATGGTAGAAAGTAAGGCTAAGAACTTAGCCAGTATCGCACTTTGCGAATATGATCAGCAATATGCATAAATAATTATAATGCTAAAAGAACTAAAAGATATTATTACAGAGGCAGAATCCAGCCGAGAAACATTGGTTCTGGAAAAACTTCCATATGATAGAACAGCACTTGAACCTGTGATGAGTAAGGATTCTGTTGATTTACATTACGGTGTTCTTTCAAAAGGATATGTTGATCGCTATAACAATAAAGAAGGCGATGATGCATTTAACTATGGTGGCGCGGTATTGCACAATTTATATTGGCAATCGCTACAGGCACCTAGTTCTGCAAACAGACCTTCAGGAGCATCCGAAGAACTTATTAACGATAAGTTTGGATCATACCAAAAATTTAAAGAACAATTTATAGCCAAGGCAAAGGAACTGCAAGGTTCCGGTTGGTGTTATATGGATGTCAAGGGAAAGATTGGTATCATACCCAATCAAGGTTTCAAACAGGGAATGAGAATTGCACTGGCAGTTGACATGTGGGAACACTCTTATCTGCTTGACACTACCAAGGACAAGTATCTAGATAACATATGGCGAATAATTAATTGGTCAATAATCAACGATAGACTACAAGGAGAATAACATGTTTACATGGTTGAAAAAGATTTTCGTGCCTGTTGAAAATGTATTAGTATTAGACAAGCAGATAATCGAAAAGAAATCAGAACTAACAGCAATGTCAAAAGTAAAACTTGAAGAACTAGGTCGTGCTTATGATGTTGAATTAGACCGTAGATTAACTAAAGCAAAACTGGTTGATCAATTATGGAAAGTAGTAAAACCTAAAAAATAAGGAGAACACTATGGTAGATAAATTTAAAGGCTGGGTAGCAAAACGTTTTACAGAAAGAACATCTTGGGATGGAGCAATGCTTGTCCTACTAGGAGTTTTAGTATTAATTGCTAAACCAATTGCAGGCTTACTTGCATATGCGGCTATCGCATACGGTGCTTGGACTATTTGGAAGAGTGAATAGTGAATGCCACAGGTAGTAAATCTTACAGATAGTGCAATTAAACACATGGAAGGCTTAATTGAAAAGACCGGCAAGCCCATCGTTCGATTACAAATGAAGGGTGGTGGGTGTGCCGGATTTTCATATGACTGGCAGATGAGTGATTCCAAAGAATTGGATGACGAAATTGTAAAACTTCCTAATGGTGAATTTGCTATTGATGGTTCAAGTTTACTGTATCTAATAGGAACTGAAATAGACTATGTAGAAGAAGTTTTTGGTTCCTATCTTCAAATAAAAAATCCCAACTCAACATCAAGTTGTGGTTGCGGCGAAAGCGTAGGCTTTTAGTTATTACCGATTATAATGTCTGCATTTACAGGCATATCCCATATTTGTTTTTGTTCCACACCCTTGCGTTGTGCAAAACGCTTGGCATCACAATTACTGCAAACATGAAAGTAATTGTTATTCAGCCGGGCTTTGCTAATCTTTTTTAGATCCCTAATAAATACAGTATCGCAATTATCACAGCGTAGTTCAACCACGGTCTTAACACGTTTATATGTGTGTTCCTTACCCAACTTGCTATTGCGTTTGTGTTCAGTAATTTCTTTTTTCGTGCTTAAAAACATAGTTATATTTACTATTTTACATTAGGCTTATAGAATTATTTGATAAATATTAGAGCAAAAAGAATCTTTCAGGAGATAAAATGGCAAGAAAAGTAGTTGATGTCGGTGCTGTAGGTAATGACGGAACGGGTGATAGTATCCGTGATTCGTTTAGTAAGGTAAACGACAACTTTAGAGAATTATATAGTTCACTAGGACTCGGCGAAAGACTAACATTCGTTGGACTAGATGACACACCGTCAAACTTTGTTGGACAGGAAGCGGCAGTTGTTGCTGTTAATCCTACAACTGACGGATTACAGTTTAAACAGATTACTGCTGGTATCGGCGTGTCCGTTGATACAACCAGTAACAGCAATCAAATTATCGTAAGCACACAGTTTTCTGAAATATCAGGTGACCCTACTCCGCAATTGGGTGGAGATCTTTCAGTTCGATCAGGCGGTCAAACTTTTAAAATCAAGGATCTTGCAACTCCAACTGAAGATACCGAGGCATCAAACAAGAGTTATACCGATTCAAAACTTTCACGTGCAGGTGTCGATGCAATAGATCCTGCAACAGGATCAACACAAAGTGCTTTCGGAACCATGAGTGGTCCGTTGGTTCTTTCGCGTTCTCCAGAACCGGATGATGACGAAAGATACGACGGATTAATTGCAGCAACCAAAGCATATGTTGATGGATCATCCTTTGGATCGTCTGTCAACTTATACGTTGCTACATCAGGTGAAGATACTCGTGCAGGAGTATCGGATCAACTACAAGGAAGAGCACTTGCATATGCATATAAAACAATTGAAGCAGCATGTAAGAAAGCGGAAGAAATTTTATTAGAATCAAATGATGACATTGGTCCATACGAGAAAAAATTAACATATGATAGTGGAACTAAATCAGTTGAGTTATCATCAATTGTTACATCTCCCACATCGGGAATAGGGTTTGCTGGGACAGCCAGATTGAGCGTTGACACTATCTCATTAAACGCTATTGGAACCAACTACCAAGCAGGCGATATTATCGAACTTAGTGGTGGAACTGGAGACGCAGCAAGATACGAAGTTTTAACGACAGCATCAACTCCTGGTGCAGTTGTAACATTTAGACAACTATCATCAGGTAACTACACAGTATTACCAGGAGCAACTGGTGTTGCTTCCACGTCAGACAGTGCATTTGGTAGCGGAGCAACTTTTGATGTCACATACAAGGTTAACAATGTAACAATCACCAATGGTGGTAGTGGACACAGTCTAGTTTCTGTGCGTATCACA